GGAGGCATGAGGACACCCTAGAGACCAAGCGCAAGGACTTCTCTCGCAAGTATGCTATCGCGGCCGAGGAATACACCGACTTGCTGTTCCAGAAGGCAGAGCAGCTTGCTGACGATCCAGATCAACTCAAGAACATCTCACCCGACCGTCTGGCCCTCACAGTGGGCATTATGACAGACAAGGCTACGCAGCTTGCTGGCATGGCAGGCGTGGTGATCGAGCATCGTAAGGGGGCATCTATCGAGGATGCTGCCATCATGATCGCACAGGCTAAGGCTAAGATCGCCTCCCGTATGTCCAACGTGATCATCGACGTAGAATGAAATGGCGTTCGCACCAGATACTGACCCCACCGTCCGAGGATGAGATCGCGGAGATGGAGCCGGAAGAGCTTATGGATATCCATCGGATATACCATGAGGCTATCGAAAACGCTGATAAAGACCCATTCAGATACGGATTCAAGCTTCCACACTGGTTAAAGGCTGAAGAGGCGTTGTCACAAGTCACTGAGATTGTGGCACTTGGAGGTAACAGGTCCGGAAAAACGATTTTTGGCGCATACTCAATCGTCCGTGCGGCAGTGGAAAACCCAAACTCAGAGATATTCTGCTTTGCTCAAACGTCTGAGGTGTCCATTCGTCAGCAGCAGAGTGCTGTTTACGACTGGCTGCCGGTAGAGTTAAAGACCAAGCAGACATCTGCAAGTGCATACATCAGTTACACCAAGAAGAACGGGTTCACAGATGGCAGTCTAATCCTTCCCAATGGGTCACAGATCATCTTTAAGACGTATTCCCAGTATCAGAACAACCCAACCATCTTGGAGGGTGCCGAACTTGGAAGCAGATCGCCAGTATGGCACAATATCGGTGTCTGGCTGGACGAGTATTTGCTCGGACCGGAGCTTATCAACACGCTGAGATTCCGACTAGCCACGAGGGACGCAAAGATGTTGGTCACGTTCACGCCTATCGATGGTTGGACAGAGGTTATCAAGGAGTATCTCGACAGTGCGAAGACCATCGAGTCACGCCCTGCGGAGTTGCTCAAGGGTGAGCTTGTTCCCTACATCCAGAGGTCTAAGAAGCGGAATGCGAGCATTCACTACTTTCACTCTCAGGACAACCCATTTGGAGGCTATGAGCGTATCAAGGAGGCCCTTGAAGGCAGGACACGGGAGGAGATCCTCATCCGTGCCTACGGAGTCCCTGTGAAGTCTCAGGCGACCAAATTCCCCAAGTTCAACACCGCGGTGAACGTGATCCCAAACGATCAGATACCGACCAAGAACGTCACGCGATACCAGATCATCGACCCGGCTGGTGCGAAGAACTGGTTCATGTGCTGGGTGGCTGTGGACGAGACTGGAACCTACTACGTCTACCGGGAGTGGCCTAGCGTCGAATACGGCGACTGGGCTGAGTGGAAGAGTGGTAAATGGATACCCGGAGAGGCGGCAAAGGGTCTTGGATACGGCATCCGTGACTACGTTGAACTGATACAGAACTACGAGGAGGACGAGGAGATATTTGACAGGCTAATTGACCCAAGGCTAGGTGCTGCTCGTTACCAAGCCTCTGACGGGGCTTCGTCGATCATTGAGGACTTGGGTGAGATGGAGATCATATGCAATCCAGCACCGGGCTTAGAGATCGAAGAGGGTCTACAGGCACTCCTGAGCAAGATGAGCTACGACACAAGCAAACCTTTGGACTCGGTCAACAGACCACACTTTTACATATCGCAGGACTGCGAGAACATCATCAGGGCGTTAGCCGAATACACGGGTGACCAAGGACTCAAGGAAGCATGGAAAGATCCTATTGACGTGCTTCGTTATGCTGCCATTGCTGACCTAGATCACGTTGACTCAAAAAAATCACAAGTAACAATACAAGGAAATGGTGGATATTAATTGCTGGAAACAGAAAGAAGTTGCAGAGAAGCTGGGAGTAAAACCTTCCGAAGCTAAGGCATATCGTGACGAGTTCCTTAAAGTTGGAATTGATTGGGATAAGGATGGTGCAACCATCTACTGGACAGACCACGCACTGTGGATGTTCAAGAAACACCTAGTCACCCCGGTTACGAATACTACTGAGGTAGAAGTATTTATTATTGGCCCTGCGAGAAACCCGCGGTTTGTCTACGGCGACCTAAACGGAAACCGTGTTGCAGTTTCCTGCTCAGAAAGACTCTCCAAAAGAATCCTCAAGAAGAAGGTAAACGTCTCAATCCGAGAAGAGAACGGAGAACTCCATTACAGTTACAATCCATGAAATCTAAATCACCAGAAAACATTAACGACGAGTCACTCGTCTACACGTCCAATGAGCCGGACATTCAAACCTTACGCAGCGCGTATGACAACTGTTTGTTGAACCTTGACGAATACTTTGAGATCTGCAATCGGAGCTACGATGATCGGCGCAACATCTGGGATGGAAAGACAACAGACCTCCGTAAGAACGGTTCTAATGCCTTCCCTTGGGATGGTGCGTCTGACATTGAGGTCAACGTCATCGGTGAGCGTATAGACGCGTTTGTGTCGATCCTAGACCAAGCACTGACTCGTAGCCACATCAAGGCCTTCCCAACTAGCACCACATCGATCCCAAGGGCAGCACTGGTATCCTCATTCCTTAAATGGATGAAATCCAGCTACATACCTGACTTCAAGAATCAGATGGAACTGGGTGCCAACTACCTACTTGAGAAGGGCATCATGGTCACCTATGTGGGCTGGAAGCGTGAGAAGCGCACCTTCCTACAGGACGTGTCATTGGAGGAGCTTGCACAGGCCTCTCCAGACATGGCAGAGATGATTATTAACGCAACGGATGACGAGATGCTGATCGATATGATTGTGCAAGCATTCCCGCACATGAACGCAAAGCGCATTAATAAGTTCCTGCGTGAGATCCGCAAGGTGGGCAAGGCAAGCATCCCCGTCCCTCGTATATCGATCAACTGCCCATTTGTTCAGTCATGTGCGCCAGACGGAGAGGTTCTCTTCCCACCATACGTCATCGACCCACAGGCGGCACCATACATTTTCTGGAGGACGTTCATGACGGCTCAGGAGCTTGAGAAGAAGGTAGCATCAGAGGGATGGGATGCTGACTGGGTTCAGGGTGCCATCGAAGACCTCCGCGGCAAGGACTCGTATTACCTCGACGGCCAGAAGGCTAAGAGGTTCACCAACCTGCCCATAGCGAACGACAATGACCTTGTCATGGTCATCTACGCTTATCAGCGTCTAATTGACGAGGATGGGGCCGAGGGCATCTACTGCACGGTCTTCAACCCGAACGTCGATGGCTACGCTAACACGGAGCTTCTAAATGGTTACGATGACTATCCCTTTATCACAACGCGTCTGAGTTATAACCAGAACCGTATGTATGAGGTTCAGACGTTCCCAGACATCCTCCGTGGCGCACAGCTACAGATCAAGACAGAGCGTGACAGTCGGATCGACCGGGCAAGCCTAGCTACCCTCCCTCCACTTATGCACCCGGCTGGCAGACCACCTTCCGACTGGGGACCGGGACGCAGAGTTCCGTATCGTCGTTTGGGTGAGATTGCATTCGGACCTATCCCGCCACCTGACAACGGATCGATAGAGATCGAGATGTCAATGAACGCGCAGGCAGACAGGGCTGTAGGACTCGACATGAGCAGTCCTATCTCATCGGTTCGTCAGCAGTTCTTCGTTAACAAGTATCTTGACCACGTTAAAGATGTCCTAGGACTTGCATGGAAGCTATTCCAGCGCATGGGACCTGATGAGATCTTCTTCCAAGTTACCGGTAACCCAAACCCGCAGACGATGACCAAGGGATCACCAGATGAGAACTACTCATTCAGTGTGTCCTTCGACTCACTCAGTGCAGACCCGGATAACGCCGAGTCACGCATGAAGCAAATCGGAAGCTTGGTTCAGTTTGACCGTAACGGCCGCATCGACATGGACAAGTTCCTAGAGTTTGCCGCCATGAGCATCGACCCAGTGTTTGGTGACTATGTCCTACAA